CACTGGTATGGGCTTCTTGATCTGTCGTATGAAGATGTGGACTACATAGACACCCCATGTCGCGTTCAGTTTTTGATCTCTGCTTTTAAGCAGATGGGGGCCAAAGTTATAAGCATCTATTTAGAAGTAGACTTAGAAACGTTAAGGTCAAATATAAAAAGTAGAGCTGGTCGTAGTGAAAAAATAGAAGTTAGATACAATAGGTTTCAATCTATTAAAAATAAAGGATCATTTGATTTCTGCGGTGATTTTTCTTCATGCATAAACTTCATTAAGTCTTGTACATAGAAAAACCCTCTACCAGCATTATACTTGGTAGAGAGTTTTTATTTATCTACTTGATTTGATTAAGCTGTTTGGCTAGCACGTTGCAAAGTAAGTTCAGCGAGCACGAAGTCAACTCCTTCTACGAGCTTGATCGTAACTGATATATAGATCGTATTGCCCTCGATTCTTACGCTGAGATCCTTGAAGCCGTTGGGTGCATCAGCCGTGCTGACCGTGATGCCCTGAGCCAAGAATGTAGTTAGAACTGACTCTGCTGTACTCTGAACCTCTGCAGCTCTTAGCGTATTCTTGACGCCGATGTATCGAAGCTCCATCGTGTTTCTAAAGTTATAGGCCACAATGTCTGCAGCGTACATCACGTTGCCGCGGTTGTATACCCAGTTGTCGTCGATGCCGTAGGTAGTGTTGTCGACAACGACTCGGAAACCGCCAGTTCTTGGTGCCTCGAGGAAGGTGATGCCGGACTGAATCGCATCATCGTACTGAGTATCTGGATCAAAGTCGATCACGATATCAGCCTCTGGTGTGCTCATCGACTGGGCTGTCTGACGGATACCAGAGCAGTTCATAAACTTGAAGGTCAACGGTAGACCGATCGGTGCACCACCGCGAGATCCAGCAATCAGGCAAGCTAGAGCCCAAGGTTGGAACCACTTGATAACACCTTGAGCATTGTTCTGACGAACATCCTGGATGACCATCTGAATCCTGGCATCCGCCATCTCGCCAGCCTTAGCCTTGCAGTCACTGTATGAAGCCTTGACAGATAAATATCCCTGACGTTCGCTTCTCTTCTTGGTAGTCTTCATCAGGCTAAGATGAGTCTTGACTGCCTGGTTGATGCCGTCGATAGTGTAGGTGGAGGTCGCGTCGGTCAAGCCATCTGAGATGTCTGCAGTAGCGTTCCTGGAGAAAAGAGGAATCACGGAGTTGACGTGGAATTTTTCGAACTTTGAGAGAGCTGCAACGATATCAGAGGTTAGTGTTCCGCCCTTGAGGCCTCCGGACAGGAGAGTCTCGTTGAGAGCAGCTGGTAGACCCTTCGCGGCAGGTGTTACGATCTCTGCAATGTTAGACTGATCGAAGAGATCTTGAACTTCCATAGCGTCCTTCTTGAGGCGAGCTGGCTTAAGGCCAGAAGCTCCGAAAGCTCCGACTGTGGAGACGATATCCAGCGCATCTAGGCCGAGCTGATTGTAGACTGGACTGCTCACACTTGCTGTCCAACCAGGCTGAAGTGAGATAGATTCTGCGAGCTGTTTGATGGTGATGAAAGCTGATTTGTCAAAGTTGATCGTGCCGGTCGAAGAGGTAAGGACGATCTGTGTGCTCGTAACGCTGACGGACGCCGAGGTAGCGCCGCCGGTGTTGTCGCGACCGATCTCTAATACGACGTTTCCGCCGACTGTGTCCTCTTCAACGATGAGATCGCGCTTCTGATTGATAGTGATAGTGCAGCTGGGTTCTACGGCAGCCGTTGACAAGCCAGCTGTGAGTCCTAACTTAGCCAGATCACCTGGTGTGGTGTCGATGAGTTCGAAAGATCGTCCCCATCCTTCTTGATACTGAGTAGATGCTGTAGACATCTGAAGCTTGAGTGCTGATCCAGCAGCTGAGGCAGCAATGCCGGCTGGAAGGAGAGAATTCAGTTCTGTAACTAGCTCTGCTAGGTCGTCGTGATTCGTCGATGTGGAGCTCAGGGTGACGACGACGGCAGATCCGCCGTTCATCCTGACAGAGAATGATGCAGCGTTGAGCGCTGCGCTATATGCTGGTGGTGTTGTGCCTGTCTTTGCGGGAGCGGTTTCAGCCGTAGCTGTTACCTTGAACGATACCTGATTGCCACCCACTCCCCACTCTTTAGCTCTAACTGTACCGTAAGATCCTGATAAAGCTAAAGATGCTCTGACTGAAGCGTTTGTCTTATAAATCCAGACAGTCTGAGCACCACTTGGGATAGCAGCGTCAGATGCCGGTGAGAACAGGAAGTTTAACGCATCAACGATAGGACCAGATCGATACTTGTTT